GTTTTTTCTGATTTCCAATAAAGGAATATGAATTGGCAGTACCTTCTATATTTTCTTCTTTGTATTTTTCTGTTTTTAATACATCTTTTAATATACTTTCAACCGTAGTTTTTATATTTCCATTATATTTTTTCTGACATCTTACAGTTTCATTTGTTAGTCCTTCTCTAGATACTAAACTCAACTTAAACATTTCACTAGTGGTTGATTGATTCATCCCACTTGCTTTATAAACATACATTGAATTTTCACCATCTAGTTCAAATTCACCAAATGCAGTATCCAAAGAAATCGCAACCCTTTCCCCCCCACGAATAGGTAAGATATTCAACAGTGAAGAACTATTGAATAAGTTAATTTCCATAGTGACACAAGGAGATAAAATATCTTCAAAATAATCAATAAAAATTATTGAGTTAGTAACATCAACCTTAGTCTCACCATCAGTTGATTCTATTACTACTTGCTTGAAACTTAATCGTGATACTGATACTGACATTATGACCCTGATAGATTAGTTAACAACATAGTTTTCATTAAACTATTTACCACTTGACCTTCTGTTGGTCCTGGAAGAACAACAGTTCCTCCCCCTCCACCTCCTCCAGATATAATTACTGGTCTTTGTGGTGAAGAACCACCACCAGAAGAACCAACAAAAATTGGTATATAAGTCATAGATGATTGACCTGGTGCATTATATGCTGGATATGATTCAACAGATTGAACCATTTGTTTTGTTGGAACCCCCATCACATACTGTTGATATTCCATTATTTGTTCTGGAGTCATTGAACTAATATCTAATTCAGCACCACCAACTGCTCTTACTTTTTGCATTGATTGAACTTGTTTCAATATATTCTCACTACCTTTATTTTCATCTCCAATAAATCTTGCTCCTTTGTATTTTTCCTGCAATCCTTTCATTGAAGTTGCATCCATACTGGATGCTTTTTCTACGGTTGCGCCCGACTGTTTTGCCACTTGTTCTATTGCTGCCCTAACATCACCTTGTTGTTGAGATGGTGGAACAACAACAACGTTATATCCTTTACTCTTTAGATCTTCAATAGACTTTTTGATATTTTCGGCAGCTTTTTTGGGATCAGTATCACTAGTTCCTGCTGTTATTACTGCTGTTGGTGCTCCAGAAGATACTCCTGTTGGTTTTTGGGAAACTACTTTTACATTTCCACCAAATCTAAAATATTTGTCACCTTCACTTGTGGGTATTGCTAATCTTTTACTTCCTTGTCTAACTTCAAAGTGAACGTGTGGTCCAGTAGATCTTCCTGTGCTTCCCACGTTTCCAATTACTGTTCCAGGTTCAACCATTTGTCCACTCTTTACATTTATTTTGCTCATATGACCATAAAGAGTAGAAGTTCCACCTGGATGTGAAATCAAAATCATATTTCCATATCCACCATCATCCCATCCAGCATAAGAAACTTTTCCTGGTTGAATAACACTCACTGGAGTTCCATTGGCAATTGCATAATCAACACCTGAGTGCAATCTTCCCCATCTCATCCCATATGGTGATGACGTATATTTACTTGGGAGTTGCCCACCTTCTGCTTTCATATCTTGCATTTCTCCAGGAAGAACTGGTGCATCTATAGATGGTTCTTTAATTCCATAATCCATTGGCATATCTTCTGCACCCGCAGCAGTCATAACAGACCTAAACGTTTGATTAGCAAATTTTTCAAAATTCTCAACAGATTCTGAAAATCTTCTTAGAAGTGCAGGAACTCTCTTATCATCTTGTGCTAGTGCTTTTTGTCGTTCTTCTTGTGCTTTTAGTCTTTCTTCTTGTTTCTTTTGTAGGTCTGGTTTTCCTGATGTTGCTTCTACTGCCCTATCTGCAGCATATCCACCAAGAAATCCCCCTGCCATACTTCCAAGGACAAATCCAACTCCAGGAATAGGAATGAGGGTCTGACCAATTGCTCCACCAAGCAATGATCCAGCAAGAGAACCACCAGCACCTGCTGCTGCTTTACCTACACTTTCACCTTCCTGAAGTCCAGTCGCAAAATCAAGTCCAGAAAAAATAGCATTTGCAATTCCAATTGAACGGAAACCACTAAATCTTAATTTTGACCCTAAAGCAGTTGGTGCTTTTGGTTTTCCTGAAGGACCTTTTGGTTTACCTACATCACCACCACCTGGGAAAAAGTTACTAACAAAACTAGCAGCATCAAATGCACCAGAAGCAAGGTTTCTTAATAGATTTCCGGCAGAACCAAAGTTGGATGCAATGTTTATATTTGCTAATTCTTTTATTTTATTTTCTTTTGGTAATTTTATTGATTCAATTTGATCTACATTAATATCTAAAAAGTCAATTAAACCTTTATAACTTCTTTTTACCTCCGAAAAATTTCTATCGGAAGTATTTCCCATTAAAGAAATGGAATTAGCAGCAGCAATTAGGGGTGAAGAAACTGTTTTTGCCATTATCCGTCAACAATATTATAGATTATTTTTGAATAAAGAATTAAGAAATTATCCGTATTTCCTGCAGGCAAGAATGGAGCAGTTGGTCCTTGTGCTCCAGCAGGTGCCGCAGGACCAGAAGATGGAGATTGCGAACCAGAAGATTTCTGTTGTGGCATCTGTGTGCTGAAATCAAACGGCATCACATTTACACTTGGTGCTGCTTGTGATGGTGGTGGTTGAGCAACTTTAGTTGCCATATTTTTTAATTCTTCTCTCTTTTCTGGTGATAATACCCAATCTGGTGTTTCTGGACCACCCATTCCTGGTTTTCCATCTACTCCTGGTTTTCCATCGGCTCCTGGTTTTGCTGCTGCTGTTCTACTTCCTGGAGTATAACCATCAAGACCTTTCAATGCTTGTTGTGCATATTTAAATCTAGCACCAACCTCACCATATCCCAAATAAATTTTAGATGCTCTTTCTAATTCTTGTGGTGTAGCATTGGGATTTTTAAATATTCTATTTGCTTCTGCATACTGTGGGTTAGTTTCTAATTCATATTTTATGAATTTCATTTGCTCTTCATTTGTTGCCTGATTTAACGGTTTACCCAAAAACTTTTCTGCTGCAGTAATTCTTCCTCTATTCCAACTCACTAAACCTTTATTAGTTCCAGCACCATCATTTAACACCCAAGGTTTTCTTTGTCCTCTCCAACCAGATTCCTGTTGAACATTACCAGAAAGGTATGCAGCAGCTTGTTTTGTGAATCCCATATCAACAAAACCTTTTGCGCCACTAACTAAATCTTTTGATGGACCCGCAGGAGATGTTGGTGTTTCTCCTCCTGGTTGTCCTGGAGGACCACCAGAAGTAGAAGGACCACCACCAGGACCAGTTTTGGCACCTCCACCTCCTCCACCACCAGAAGTTCCACCAGATCTATCGTTTGAACCTTTAATTAAACTGCTAACAGCAGAAGTAAATGAATCTACAATTCCACCAAGACCTTCAACTAGACCACCCATAAATCCAGGTTGTCTTTGAACAGGTGCAACACCAGTATCTGCAAGAGCATTTACTGCACCGGCACCTGCTGCTAATCCACCTGCACCAAGTGCAAACATTCCACCTTTTCTCATTAAGTTTCCAAGTCCTCTTGGAGCAGTTTGTTTCAATCCTTGCCCAGGAACTCGTAAGTCAATATTTAATCCAGGACTTCCGGATGGTGATGCAGTAGGAAGATTGGATAGTTGACCAACTATCTTATTAATAGTATTTCGAATTAGTTTTGCAACTTCAAAACTATCCGTAAATATTTTTTGTAATGACTTTAGATTTGAATCTAAATTATCTAAATTTTTCTTACTTGCAAAAAATTGAATAAAGTCTAAGGCACCTTTAAATACCTTTAAGAAGTTTCCAAGAATACCAGTTGGTTTTGCAGCATCAACTTCAGAAACTTTTTTCTTATATTCTTCAACAATTTTTGTTATGGTGGAATCTGCTTTTTGAGTTATATTTTGAACAACAGATTGTAATTGTGTTATATTGTTTTCTTGCTTTGTATAAAGAGGTTGTATCTCTCTAGTTACCTCAGAACGAACTTGCCCTACTTTTGCATCTACATTTTTATTGACTATATTAGTTACACTTTCTATCTGACTAGAAACCTGACTTAAGATGTTTGATGAAATTGTATTAACAATTGAACTTAAGTCTGGTGTTGCTGGTCTAACAGATGCCCTTTGAAATCCTACAACATTATTTGCCGCACTAGAAACAACAGAACTGCCAAGAGGAGCACCACCAGAAACAAAGTTCTGAAAGGAAGATGGAGATACCTTTCTTCCTCCTACAATTTTTTCTGGTGATAGCAGGGAACTAACTGGCATTTGCTTGTTGCTGTTGTTTCAACTTTTCGTCTTCTATATGCTGTTGTAGTAATCCAACGTAAATATCACGTTCCCAAGGCATCATATTTTCAATCTCAGTCAATGAATATTTATGGAACTGCATCAAAGCAAAATTAATTTTAAAATATGACTCAAGTTCCATGTGAGCCATAATTAGCCGAAAAAACTTGTTAGTCCCTCTAGTTTAACAGTATTTTCTACACCTGTTTTTGGGTTTTTAACAGTAATTGTATGAGACAATTTGGGCATTGTCTCAAAGAAAGTCTCAATTTGTTTGAATTGGGTAGAATTCATTTGCTCTATGAAATCAACTAATTCTTTTTTAGTGCAATCTGCTGCTGCCCAAGAATCTTCATCATTATAAATCATATCAATGCAAGAAGCAATAATATCAAAAGATTTTTCAATATTTGATTCACTTTGTGCTGAACCAAAATCAAAATTATTTTTAATAAATTGATCCAATGAAGGATACTTCATTCTTAAAATCAACTTACTATCAAGATGAATATCTACTTTATGATTTGGATCTTTTTGTACTTTAATTTCATCAATATAAACTGTTACTGGAACTTGTGTTTCACCATCATCATAACAAGTAACGATCAAATCAATACTTTCACCAACAGATTTCCCCCTAACATTGAGGAAAATATACTCAATATCAAAAGTTGGAAGTTCCTCTACTTTGATTCCCTTCGTAATAATACATTCTTTTAGTACTTGTTTAATTGCATTAGTAATTTGCTTAGTATCTTGACTTTCTAATGCAAGAATAAGTATTTTTTCTTCTCTTACTAAAAATGGTCTATACTTTATAGTTTTTCCAGTTGACGGCAAATCCAACTCATAAGTTGGTGCAGAAATTTTTGGTAATGGCATAATAATCCATAAAAAAATCAGTTATTAATATTTAGACCCTTAACGTACCCTCATTTCTTTCAATAACATATCTGGAGTAATCAAAAGTTACTGTAGTTTTTGTTATGGTGGATCCTTCATATGATAATGGAAGTGCCGTAATATTTGTAGGAAATGCATCAATCATTCGATAGGTTATTGAAGGTACATTCCCGAGAGCACCCCCAGATATTGCGGGGTTTTGTCTGAAGTTTCTTTCAAACTTAATTATAGAAATAATTCTCTTATATGTATTTGGATATCTCATTTTAAAGAAATTCTCTCTATCTTTTGCTCCACCCTGACCAATTGGGGTAGATGGATATATTCCACCAGAAGTATATACTGGATTGATGTAATTCATCCACTCTTCAAATAATCTTATTAATCTATAATCATTATCAACATAAAATGTCATTGTAAATTCTGGATATATTCTTCTCATTGGGAATTTTTCAATAACTCCTTGGCGACTTCCTGATTCCTCAGTAACATCAAAAGTTGCTCCTGGTAAAGATGCTTCGGAACAAAAGAAATCATAATATGTATTTTGTGCTGGGTCTGTAGTTAAATCTGCTTTTCTAAGCCACTCCATCAATTCCTGATCTCCACCTTGCCCACCTTGTCCATTAGTTAAGTGCAAAGAAACTTTAAATTGACTTGTTTGAGATAATGCACCAAAAACATCTATTGCTCCAGCAAGAGTTGGATTAACTCTTGGTGAAGTAGTTTTCATATAAAGTGGGCCAATCTCAGGGAATCCTGCTCCGTTTCCTGCCATCGGATAAATATTCTTTAAGAAAACATCTATACTATGTATGCCACATAAAGACGATTCTGGGTATCGGCAGGGTAAATTTAGACCATCAAAACCAGAAAAGTATAAGGGTGACCCAACAAACATAGTTTATCGGTCATCATATGAATTAAAATTTATGCAATATTGTGACCTCACTGAAAGTGTAAACGAATGGAGGTCAGAAGAGTTTTTTATACCTTATATTTCACCAATAGATAATAAAGTTCATAGATACTTTCCTGACTTTTTTGTGAAGTATAAAGATAAAAATGGTACTTCCAGAACGTTAGTCGTTGAAATAAAACCACAAAAAGATTTAAATATGCCAGAACAAAATCCAAAAAGAAAAACTAAATCTTGGGCATATAGAGTGAAAACGTGGGCAGTAAATCAAGCAAAATGGAAAGCAGCAAAGGAATGGTGTGCAGATAGAAAGTATGAATTCAGAATCCTAACAGAAAAAGAATTGGGGATACCAGTAAAATGATTTCTGAAGAATTAAAAAAACAAGCAGGAAAGAGATTCAGAAGCACTAATTGGTGGACGAATGCATTAATGAATGAACTTAGTTCGTATCAAAGGAAAAATATAAATGAATTTGATACAAATTTTATAGTTCCTGGTGATTTAGTATTCTTCATGTATTCTGCTAAATATCCGCAAAAATATGAATGGTGGGACCAACATCCACTATCATACATCATTGAAGTTAATCCCAGGGAAGGATACTTTGTTGGAGCAAATTTACATTATCTCAATCCTCAATATAGAGGAGGAGTTGCAAAATCATTGATAAATAAATCAGGAATATCAAATGCCCCCAAAAAAACCTTACACAAATATCTTTTTTCTGGTGTTGTGACAGAAATGTTTAAGGTTCCAAAAAATGATTGGGTTGGTGTCTCATTATTACCAACAGAAAGTTTTGTTGATAAAAGAGGACAAAAAGTACCAAAGTATAGAGTGTGGGACTCACCATAAATGGCATCACAAATTTTAAAAGAATTTATAATCACATCACCAAAAAGACAGCAAGGAGCACCATGCCCAACCTCGGATTATGATTTGAGGTATGACCCAGAAAATGGGAATGTTGATGTTGTAAGAAGAGTAGGAATTAATATTTTCAATCAACCAGATTTAAATGATCCTTGTGAATACATTTTCAGAAATGGGTCATTTACCCAAAATGCAATAAGAACATTTGGGCAAGCAAATATTGATGCGTTGTATGAAGATATCAAAAACGAAGTAAAAAGGAAAAGAGCAGTATTAGGTGGAACTGCAGGTGGAGCAATAAAACCATCTTTTCTAGACGTAGCAAGAGCACCTGTTGTTGGACAACCATCACAACTTCCTCAACCAGTACAACCAAATACTGGAGGTTTAGCTGGTGCTAATGGTGGTGGATTGGGACTATCCCAACCACTTTCATTCCCTGGTGTAAGAGAAGATGAACTATTTGGAAAAGCAGCAAAAGGTCTTCTCGTCTACCCTCGTGACTTATTAGAAACTCGACAAGATATATTGCAAATAAATCAATACAGATATAGATCTCCATCGGGTAATAGTTTCCTTAATGGAAACGTTAAAGATATTTTACTTAATGGATTACAAAGAAATAGTGCTGTGTTGGAAGGTCAAGATAAAATTGTAATCCTCCCAATGCCAAACGATGTAAAAGATAATAATTCTGTTTCTTGGGGTCCAGATAATATGAATAATCTAGCTGCGGCAGTTGTTTCTAATATAATGTCTCAACCTGGTGTAGAAGCAGCAAAACAGGTAGTTGGACAAATAGGACAACAGTTGACAGGGTTTAATGCAACACCATTATTGACAATGATACAATTAGCTAATCAAGCAGGTGGACTAAGTGCATTAGACAATACAGCAGTGGCAGAACAACTAAAAACTGCCTTGGCATCTTGGGCTGCAAAACAATCTGGATTTGAAATACCACCAGAAACAATCTTAGCAAGAGGTTTGGGCATAGTTCCAAACTCAAACTTAGAACTATTATTCAATGCACCAACATTAAGAGACTTTAATTTTGGATACAAATTAACTCCAAGAAGTAAAGAAGAAGCAAAAAATGTAAGAAGAATTATTAGATTCTTTAAACAAGGAATGGCAGTAAGAAAATTAAATCCAGCTGGTGGTGCTGGTGCTGCTTCTTTATTTTTGGGAACTCCAAATATCTTTAAATTAACTTATAAAAGTAATGGTGGAGCAATAAAAGGTGTAAATAGAATTAAACTATGTGCCCTAACTGGATTCAGTGTTAATTATACTCCAGAAAGTCAATGGGCTTCTTATGTTGATGAAGAAGCACCTGGACAACCAATCTCTATTACAATGGGAATGTCATTCACTGAAATTGAACCAATATTTGATACAGATTATCAAGAATCTATTGCGGCAGGACTTACCCCAGATTTAAGTCCAATTTCCGATGATGACGTAGGTTACTAATATGCCATACTTCAGAGAACTTCCAAATTTAAAATACGCATCAGTTTTTAATGAAAGAACTGGTATAGATGAATATACTCTAGTAAAAAATATATTCAGAAGACCAAAGGTAAGAGAAGATATTAAGAATATAATTACTGGATTTACCTATTATCAAATAAAAGACAACGAAAGACCAGATCAGATAGCAGAAAAATATTATAAAGATTCTGGATTGGATTGGATAATATTATTAACAAATAATATTACGAATTTAAATGAACAATGGCCATTAGATAATGATTCTTTGTACAAATACTTATTAGATAAGTACGGTTCAGAAGAAGCATTGTATGATGTACATCATTATGAGACTATTGAATATAAAGACGAATTTGGTAGAGTTTTAATAGAAGGTGGATTAATTGTAGATACATTCAGTTCTACTGAGGTAACTACCAATACTTCGTCAACTAGTTATCTGTTAGATTCATTTCCATCGGCAAAATCAAATACTATTGTAAAAGTAAATTTAAATCAAAGACTATCATTTTATGATAGAAGTGGAAGAGAAATTACAACAGATATAACAGATATAAGAACTACTGTATCTTATTTAAAAATAAGAAATCCCGAAAAAACGGGAACAAAAGATGTAGCAATATTTAATGCATTAACAAATTGGCCAGAAAGTTGGAGTGGGATATTGAGAGTTAACTTAAGAAGTGGCCAAACATTTGATATTAATGTTGATGATGTTGTTTTAGATAATAAAGTTGTATTATCAGATAGACTATATGAAATAACTGGAACTCTAGTTGATGGTGAAGTTAAACCTACTTTCAACTTCACCAATGAAGTACTTCAATAAATAAAAATAAAAAATGCCATATCCAATTCCTGGTGTAAAAGTTTTCATCGAATCTGATGCTCAATTGTTGGAATATTTGGATACTAATGGAAACATAGTCAATGTTGTTAATGAAGCAGTTGCTGTATCAAATTATGATTATGAAGTTAAAATGAACGAAGAAAAAAGAAAAATACTTTTACTTAGACCAGAGTATGTATCAGTTCTTATAACAGATACTAGAAATATGATGAAATATGATAAATCTTCTCAGTTTGTAGATAGGAATACTAAGAGAGCATTTAATCCAAGAAACAATAGATAAATTCCCGCAAAATCCTCGTAAGAGAAAATTCTGCGGGAATTTTTTTCGACCCCTTTTTTATTTTAAAGGTCAATTTTGATTAGCAGGGGTAATACTGAACCTCTTTGAAAGTTCTAACGTAAGGTTCAATTCTTCCATCACCAGAAATTACTTCTTCACGAAGAACTTCTCTTCTGCAATTTCCATAATATCTTGGAGCATAATATGAAGGGGCATAATAATATCCTCCTCTAAATGGTCTCCAGAATTGATTCCAAGTAATTGCCTCTACTGGGGAGGAAACGAAAATTGCAAGAAAAATGATCAGAGATTTCACGACTCAGCAAGTTTCTGGAAGTAAGAAAGAGCATCATCCTCATCTTCGTCATCACTATACTTAGACGAAGGAACTTCTGCATCATCAAATGTAGATGAACGAGAGGACGAAGCAGTAGAGGTTTCACCACGACGTTCACGTTCCCAATCTTCCTCTTCAGCAACAACCTCAGGATCTTGATTCTTAGGAACACCACGAAGACCAAGAGTGTAATCAAGACGCTTCTTCAGGTCTTCATAAGATTTGAACTCTTTGGGGTCAGTGAAATCATTCAGGTTATTCAGAGACTTATAGATACGTTCCAGTTCATCATCATCTCCATCAAGGAGAGGAGAAGGTGCTGCGAATTCAGACTTATCATAGTTCCAATAACCATCTTTTTTGACGAGTTTCAGTTTGAAATTAGCACCAGTCCAGAAGTCAAAGGGATTGATTGGACTCTCATCTTCAAACTCAGGTTGCATTGCTGCAAGAATCTTGTCATAGATTTTCTTGCCAAACTTATAGAGGAACACTTTGCCCTCATTATCAGGATTGGCAGGGTCACGAACAACATAAATGTTTGCATAGTAAGACAGTTTGCGTTTCTGCTTACGTGCTTCTTCCTTATCACGGTCAGAACCAGAGTTCCAGAGAACACGATTCTTTTCGCAAACAGGGCATTGCTGACCAAGAGTGGTAAGGCAGTTATCAATCAACCAACCACCAGGACCTTGGAATGCGTGAGACCATACTTGTGCCCAAGGCAGTTCACAACCTTCGGGGGCAGGGAGGAAACGGATAACTGCGGAACCTACACCGCTCTTATCCATTACAGGTTTCCAAAAACGGTCGTCATCCTTGGAACCACCATCATTCAGTTTTTCTACTTGTTTGATGAGTTTCTCGGTGAGGGAACCCATCTTGGATTGCTTTTTAAGATCAGCAAAAGACATTCGTATTCTCCGTATTAATTGTATTAGAAGTGTGTGCCGTATTGGTACGTATTAAGTCTAGCAGGAAGGAGGTCAATCGTCAAGGGTTTTCTCAAGATACTCAATCTGAGATTCAAGAACTTTAAAAAATTCATCAACTGTTCCGTTCTTACCCAACCCAAAAAGTTGAGCGGACTCAAGAATCCTCTCTTTCATTTCAACTGCTTCGGGATCATCAGAAAGAGACAACCTAAAAATAAACAGTTTTTGTTTTTCTAAAAACTGTTTCATTAATTCAAGATGTTCTTTCTTTCCATTTTTATCATAGAAAGAAAGATTCATAACTTGCTCAAAAAGTTTCTGTTGAATTTCATCAAGTTCCATTATAGATTCTCTGACTACTTCCGAATCAAAAAATCTACTCATAATACTATCTCCTTAAGAATTTGCTTGAATTTAGACTCATCAATATTTAGGAATGGTTTATATTTTTTAATTTTTAAACCTACGGTTTCCCACACTGGATCGGAAAGTTTTTTATCAAACTTTGAAGAGTAATTCAGTATAACATCCAGTATAACTAAAGTCTCCAATGAGACTGCTTTTTGTAAATATTTTTTAAGTAAGTCTGGATGCTGTCCGTTTTTACAATCAAACAAAGATTCAAAGTTGTCCTTTCTTATAAAAACTTCTGATTCAGTTTTAAACAAATAAGATAAACTTTGAATCTTTTTTAACCAATCTGTATATACAGATTCTCCACTTCTAATAATTTCACCAATCCATAAATTTTGAGAATCACTAGATTCAACAAAGTTAGCGACAAAATATGCTTTTATTTCATCATCTGTTTTTTGTCTAGACATTCTTTCAAAGAAATATCTATCTTTCCTCTTATGAAAAGAGTCCAGAGATGCTCTGGACTTTCCGCAATATTTAAAATAATCATAACTATCTTTTGTAAAGTGATTCTTTAATGCAAGATAGGTTTTATATACTTCAAAAGGGGTCACAATCAAATGTTAAGAGTAGCACGACTTGTTTTCTTTAAGAAATTTAGTTTCGTTGCATCATACTTCAATTTCTCTTTTAATGGTTTGGAAATTAATTTGGATACAGTTTCAATCTCAATACTATTCTCTTCACAATAAGTTACTATTGCATCAATATAATTGATTTTAGAAACTTTAACTATCTGTTCAATATCCTGAGAAAATTTTTGAGGGCACAAAAACTTCTCTTTAATTTTTTCCCTTAAATTATCTTCCATAGGAATTGGTTCTATCTTCAACAAACTTTCTAATATATTTTGTGAGTAATTTAATGTATTTTGATTTGTCATATTCTTCATAAACAACGCATTCTCCGTTTTCACAAGCCATTAAAATGACCAATTTTTTAGTTACTATACCAGTCATTTCGTACAACATACAAGCATAAGCAACCGCTTGTACGAAATAATGTTCAATCCATTCTTTTGGTTTTGGCTTTTTAGATGTTTTAAAGTCTATAATTGCTAATTCACCGTCGTATTCTGCAATACAATCAACGGTTCCAGCAATACCCAACACTTTACTATAAAGAGAACTTTCAAGTGCGTGAATATTATTTATCTTACTTAATTCTGGTTTAGCAATTTTAAATAAGATTTCTGAAAGGGGTTGAACTTTTGGTAGAGATTCATTTTTTAAGTGATGCTCAACCAGACTATGCATATCTGTTCCACGACTAGTTGCCTGTCGTGTGATTTTATCTGCCTCTTCTGCCCCTACTTTTTTTCTCCAGTCTTCAAATATTTTTTTATTAAAATGACTAGTTACAGAAGTAATAGAAACTAATCTATGAAGGTTATCTTCTCCAGGGACTTTGTAGTATCTAACTCCATCAATTGTTTCTCTTTCTAGAGTAGGTAAATTTAATTCAATATGAGTAAAAGCATTATCAGACATTTAATCCAGATTCAATTTTTGCAATTAGATATTCCTTAACAAGTCCAGAACGAACAATGTCTTCGATACCAAACTCAATTATATCAAAAGATGGCATTTTTCTCAAGATTGTCATGAAATCACTGATTCCATTTCTTTCATTGGTCTTTGTTAAATCACTTTGTGTGGCATCTCCGCAAAAAATAATTTTTGAATTTTCACCTACACGAGTAATAATAGAATCTAGCTCATGAAAATTCATATTCTGAAACTCATCAACAATAATAATTGAATTGTCTAGAGTAGTTCCACGAACAAAAGAGGTGCTCCAAAATTTTATTGTTTCTTGTTGTTTTAAACTTCCATAAAGCATTTCGAAATCAGTTTCGGAAGGAAGTTGGAACATATACTTTACCATATTCTTATATGGAATTTGATAAAGTGATGACTTATCTTCATGGTCCCCGGGAAGAAATCCAATTTCTCTTGTGGCAACTAAAGAACGAACAACATAAATTTGCTCGTATGGAGTAACTTCACTAAGAACTTCTTTTAGTGCATTATAGAGACTAATAAAAGTTTTCCCTGTACCTGCAGCACCATATGCTACTAGATGCTTTCCTTCAGAGTATGACTGAAATAACTTTTTCTGATTTTCTGTTAATGGTTCAATATCGATGAGAAGTTCTCCACTAATTGGTTTTCTTCTCTTCATTTGTCTGGCAGTCATCCCAACACCAATTGGGTGATTATCATTACTTCTTTTTTTTCTTGCCATTAATTTTTCCTCACAGTAGCACCGGGCATCTTAGATGCTCTAGTTAGAACTTCATTCCATCCTGGTTTTGATTTTGAAAGTTTGTCTTTCCATTCACCAACTTCACCACTTCCTGGGCAAGTTGTTGGATCAGACCAATCTCTATCCCAATCTGGGTTTTCTTTTTTCCACTGGTCCCATTCGTGAACACTCATCGTCACTTCTTTTTGTTCACCAGTATCTTTATGAATAACAGGGTATGTTGCCATATGTTATGAAATCACGATAGTAATATTTAGTCTATGCGAATAGACGGTGGATCGGAACATTCAGGACAATTTGCTCTCTCCCATTCAAGTGCCTTAGAAATATCTGGGAACTGGCAAATAAAAATGCATCGTGCTGCCTCTGCGATGTCCATATGCTCCTTCTGAGTGCCATGAGCAGATCGTAGATCAATATAATGGATCCATGACCTTACTGAGCCTTTCATGTAAATTCTTGTTGGTGTTGCTAGTGGGAGCACAAACCTTGCACATTCCTTAGCAACTCCTGCATCAAGCATTTTATCATAAAGACGTTGAGATTCTTCAAAGTGCTGCTCAATCATTCCCTCAAACTTTTCTCTTACATGTTCATCTAGATCATTAGTTGAGTTCTGACGATTCTTTTCATCCTGCCTACGGAGTTCTGGAACTTCAGGAAGGTCAGTCAGAAGTTTTGTGTCTGCATACCGTTGAGAAAATTCCTGAAATGTAAAGCTCCTATGACGGAGCACTTGTGCTGCGATACCTCTAGTAGTATTAATCTCAAGAGTCATATCTGCTTGCTCGAAGATAGACCAATGATTCTGCTTAATACAATAACGAAGAAGACCCGCAGCAGTATCAAATTTAAGTTGGTTATTTGGATTGCTTACACGAGCAGTATAAGTAATCACTTCTTGTGCTGACTTCCCTGCAAGTTCCCCTGCTCCTTGAGTAACAGAAATCAGTTTTGCAATAGGTTTAGTCTGGGTATCCATCATCATCTCCGTCATAAAAAACTTCGTCGTAATCCATTATTGTTGGTTTTTCTAATTTTGGTCTTTTATAAGAATCTACATCAGAATAAATTTCTGATTTTAAAGAATCAACCAAAAGTTCTAGATTACGGACAATTAATTTGAGTTTGTCTTTGTCCATAAGAAAGGTACTTTCTCAAATCATTTTACATAAAAAAAGAGAGGAAGTCAAATGATTCCTCTCTTATCTTTTTTTATTGTATACTGGTTCGTAATCCAGCATTTTGATAAACCATTCTCGTAAGTGTATCCTATAACAAGACCAATACTTACATCCTCTATATGTTAGTTGATAACAGGCAGGTGGCCTGTTATCTTTATCCATATCATCCGAATGGTAGTGATAGTCCATCACTTATACAACCATTGAATATATACTGAAAATAAAATTGTTATTAGTGCAATAGAAGCAGTTGATGAAACTAAAAATTGAAGCATTATTTTGCTCCTGCATTTACAAGCAGTGCTTGGTGACGACGTTGCTCTTTTTGCTTCTGCTCTTTAATGAGTTGAAGTACGTTGAGTTTCTTCATCACTTATGACCCTCCTTAGTAAACTTAACTCCACGATAGGTTTCGTTGTACTGTTGGGGTTGTTGCATCATTTGTTGTTGATACTCCAGACGCTTCTGGGTATCATACTCGATGCCACGATATACTACTTTAGCCATTAGGATTTCCTCCAAAGAAATGAGAGTTTTAAGTCCCGTTCCTTCGGGCGGTTTGCGTCCCATTGGGATGAACGTTCCGTTCCGCCGTCCTACTTGCGTCGGGTTTCCCCGATGAACGTAAGGTCATAATAGACCTATTGCAGTATATAGTCAAGCATTTTTGTAAAGTTTGATACAATATTTACAAAACTACTTATTTTTCTTTTTATCCATTTGCATCACC